AAATTTCGGTTCTATAGATTCTTTCTCGTCCGGTACATCAATTTTTATCTGTTCAAGTTCCTCAATTTCCTTCTTCAATTCATTACGTCTTTGAATAAACTCTTCATCATCATACACGCCTGTTTCATACTTTTCGTGGACAAACTTCAAACGGCGATTCAGTTCTTGCTTTCTGCTTTCAACTTGCTTTTTAAGTTCATCTGCATTTGTTTCTTTTTTTGAATTACTTATTACTATGTCTTTGATTTGCTCGTTTAGTAAATGATCATCCAACTCACTTAAATATTTTAACGTTTCTAGTAGATCTTCTTCTATGCTACGATATTTTACAAAAGTACAACCGGGTGTCCTGCACCACAGGAATTCTTTGTGATATACCGTTTCGGTTCCATCGGTTTTTTTGTAATGTTGTGTGCTATATTGCCTAATTAATTTATGACCGCATTCTACACATACACATATACCAGCCAATTCACAAGGATCAAAGTCTAATTTCGTGTTCGTTGTGTCGCGGTTATTAATTCTGTACTGCACTTTTTCCCACGTTACAGGGTCGATTATTGCCGGATGAGCGTCCTCGACAATAATCCATTCGTCTTCCGGTCTAGGAACTTGCGTACTGCTATTCAGCTTTCTTTTAGTTGTACGGAATTTTAGAGTGCCATTATACGTTTCATTTGACAAGAATGTTCTTAAATAAGTTGGGTGCCATGTATCTTTACCTTTTGGTGTTTTAATACCGATTCTTTTTAGATAGGTCGATAACGCCCTAAATTGGACTAATTTCCTTTCGCCGTTTACAAGGATTCCATTCGCATAAAAATCAAAAACTGTTCGAACAATTTCGGCTTCATCTTCATTGATTTCTAAACGCTTTGTGTGTGGGTTATATTGATAGCCAAATGGAGCGGATCCGGAAACCCATTTTCCTTCCATTGCAGCATTAAATCTTCCTCCATTGAGTCGCTCTCTAGTTGTTTCAAATTCTTCCCTAGACATAAATAGTTCAAATCGAATTTGCCGCAAGTCTGACGGGTTTTTAGGATCGTAAACTTTCCAAGGTGTTATGATATAGATATTCTTTTGGGTGATTAAGTCATAGATGGTTCCCATGTCTGTATATGATCCGCGGCCCAATCGAGATATTTCTTTTACTGCGATTGCGTCATATTTTCCATGTTGTAAGTCTTTAATTATTTGCTGAAACACAGGACGAGAAGAAATCTTATCTCCGGACCCTATTTCAGACTTCTGTTCGTATGGAATACCATATTCAGAAAGAGCCCGATCCATAAGCATTTTTTGTTCATGTAGCGTATCTTCGCCGGTCTTTTTCTCGCGTTCTTCATCCTGCCTTGACCGTCGCAAGTAATTAACAATATGAGAAATACCATATTCCTCGACAATGTTCCTTTTCATAGTGCACCTTCTTTCTTTGGTCTAACGTTTTTGTATGTGTACACAAATCATTTTATCATTAATGAGGAAAAAATATAATATTTTTTTCGTAAATTTTTCATAATAAAATATAATTCACAACGAATTTTAAGTGTTAGCATAATAACATGAGGAATTGACCAAAAGAGGTTAATTCCTTTTTTATTGATGATAATTATCCTTCCACACCTTATAATAATTTTAGAGGTGTTGGATATGGACGACTTACAAAAACTGTATAATCAGTTAGAAGATTTATTTGATAAGTATGTTGAGAGACAGAAATTTTTTATTAAAACATCAGATGATTATTTGGAAGATCATCTAGTGACTCATATGTTTGGTTATCTTACAGGCATAGCCAAGGCATTAACATTAATTGAAAAAATTATTGAAGAGAGAGATAAAGAGTAGCTTAAATGGGTTACTCTTTTTTAATGTTCATAATAACGAGAACTATTGTTTGTACTCTAATTAGCGGATAGTCTTACTGTACTCTAATTAGTGGACAGTTCTGTACTCTAATTAGTGGACAGTTCTGTACTCTACGTAGAGGACAGTGAAATTTTTTCCTACATTATATGCGAAAGTGCTAAAGAAAATATTAAAGAAAATATTAAAGAAATATAGTTGCAAGGGTTTTTTAAAAGCATTCATTAGTGAGTGCTTTTTTATTTTGAAAGGGGAGGAGCAGTTATGAAGGTGTACAAACTTATAAGCAATGATCAAAGGCAAAAGTTAAATGCTTTCGTTAAAAGAAAGAAACCTCCATCAAAGGAAGTCTTTGGACACAAGCCTAAAAATCTATCGCGAAAGGAAATAGAGGAATTAATGGGCGTTAATCGTGATACGTACAAAAGAGTGAAAGGAAGGGTGAAAAGGTGTTAATTCCGATTCGCAAAACATTTACAGGACATATCGAGTATTGGGACACTGAAAAGAAAATAATAGTTATAGGTGGGGTTGATTTAGCTAACGAAATAGAAATTGATACGGAACCTACTAAAAAAACTAAAACAGCAAAAACAACAAAGGCTAAGTCAACTGATACAAAATGAAATATTGTGCTGAACAAGGTTGTAAGACTCTAATATCATCCGGTCGTTATTGTGAGAATCATAAACGCAGATACAAAAAGAAACCAGTCTACAGTAAGAACAAGTCCTTTTACCGGACACGGGACTGGAAGGACTTAGTATCATTTGTTTACGAACGAGACAAAGGATGTTGCCAGCGATGTGGGAAGTTTGTGTTTGGTAAGCAAGCACATGCACATCATATTGTACCAATACAAATTGACCCATCGAAGCGACTTGACTCAGACAATATTATTTTATTATGCAACAAGTGTCATCCAATAGTGGAGAAAGAGACAATGGAGAAGTATAAAAAGAAAAATAAATTTGATTGGAATGTTTTATTAAAATAATTTATCCCCCCTACCCAAAAACAAAAAATGGACCATTTGGGAGGATAGGGAGCGAGGGCCTAAACGCGCACCTCAAAAGAATTTTTGACATTATTTTACTACAACATTTTGGGAGGTGAATAGGTTGCCGCGAAAAAAAGACCCGAATCGAGAGAAAGCATTTGAACTTTTTAAAGAACATGGTGGAAAAATCAAAAATAGAGAAATTGCGAATATTCTAGGCTTAGATGAGAGAAAAGTCGCTGTTTGGAAAGGTCGCGATAAATGGAATGAACAAATAGGAATTGTTAAACAACATACAACGAAAAAGAGAAATACAACGAATGTCCGTTCCAAACGTAAAAAAGAAATCATAGAAGCATTAATTGAAGCCGGCACCTATTCACCGGCTCTTGATTTTTTAATTGAAATTTATTTGGATGCTTATGAAGAGTATAAAGAGAACAAAAATGAAAAGCTTCGCAAGGAATTAGCTAAATATCTTGGTCAACTAGGACTGGATGGAAAAAATAAAGAACTAATCAAAAAGTCAGGGGTTTTACTTGAAAAAGAGGAAGAAGAGGAAAAAGAAGAAGTTCCTCAAAATAATAAGCTCATTCAGTTTAGGCAGAGGATGTCCAGATGATTGATTTTGAAACAAACTATGCTGATATATTTGCTGATGAAGTCGAGAAAAACCCTGATTTATATCCAAAATCTATTCATACCGTCATTAAACGATATCGGAAATGGCAGAAACGTAAAGATATTTGGTTTGATGTGGAAAAAGCCAATGCCATGCTTTACTTTACCGAAACCTTTTTGAAACATGCGAAAGGAAAATGGGCCGGTCAACCTTTAATTCTTGAATCGTGGCAACGTTTCTTTTTTGCCAATATTTATGGATGGCAAAAATTTAATGACGATGGAAAAGCCGTCCGAGTCATCAGAAATGTTTATTTGCAAGTGCCGAAGAAAAACGGGAAAACCATCATGGGTGGTTCGCCGGTCATCTACGGGATGTATGGCGAGGGAGTGAAAGGCGCCGATATTTATATCAGTGCGAATACATTTGAACAATGTCAAAACGCTGCTATTCCAATTGCGTTGACAATCGAAAACAGTCCGGATTTACGTCCCGGGACCCGAATCTATAAAGGAAAAGAGGACACTATAAGGTCAATCAAATATACCTTTGTCGAGGATGGAATCAAGTATGCTAATACTATTAAAGTCTTAACAAAAGACAATGCAGGAAACGAAGGAAAAAACCCATATATAAATTATTTTGATGAGGTCCACGCTCAAATGGACCGGGAGCAATTCGACAATTTACGTTCTGCCCAAGTTGCTCAAGACGAACCGTTAAACATTATTACCACGACTGCCGGTAAACAACCCGGGTCCTTGGGTGCTCAAATATATTCATATGTTAAAGATGTTGTAAGAAATGATGACGACGACTCTTGGTTTGGTATGATTTACGAACCAAACAAAAATTACGATTGGACAGACCGGAAAGTATGGCGGATGGTCAATCCAAATATTAATATATCGGTTAATATGGAATTCTTGGAGAATGCATTCAAAGAAGCACAAAAAAATAGTTTTAATCGAGCCGAATTTTTGTCTAAACACTTAGATGTATTTGTAAACTATGCGGACACGTATTTTGAAATGGATCAGCTCGAAAAGATGTTGGTTGAGGATTTAGGCGAGTTAGAAGGATTAACATGTGTAGTTGGTGTGGACTTATCAAGGCGAACCGACTTAACTTGTGTTGATATTAATTTTCCTACCTTTGATGATGAAGGCGCACCTATACTTAAAGTTAAGCAAATGTATTTTATCCCCGAATTTGGGATTGAAGAAAAAGAGCAGCAAAGGAATGTACCATACCGGGAACTAGCGGAACACGGATTTGTTACCCTGTGTCCAGGTAAAACGGTTGACGAAGATATGGTTGACGAATATATTAAATGGGTATTTGAGAAATTTGATTTAAGACAGATAAATTATGACCCGGCATTTGCTGAAAAACTTGTTGAGAAATGGGAAATGCTCGGGATTGAATGTGTGGAAGTACCGCAATATCCAACACATATGAATGAACCGTTTGATGATTTTGAAGTGTTGCTTCTACAGGAACGAAAATTGCATGGTAAAACGGTTCCTGCAGTAATAACAGATAACCCATTATTTGTTTTCTGCACATCAAATGCAAAAATCGTTACAAACATAAACAATTTAAAAGCCCCATCCAAAAGGAAAAGTCCGGAACATATTGACGGTTTCGCGGCTTTTTTAATTGCTCATAAAGAGACACTCAATATGATGGAGCCAATTGTTGCAGATGAGGAATTCGATGAATATTTAGATGAAATTTATAGATAGATAGGAGGTGATAGTTTGGGATTACGTGATAGATTTTCAAACTTTTTATACAGGCAAATAGAAAAGCGTGGATGGTTTGAAGAAATTTATTCGAGTGTTGCCCGTTATGGTGGGCGATATGTGAGTGATGATAATATACTCGAGTCATCAGACGTTTATGAGTTACTACAGGACATAAGTAATCAATTAATGTTGGCCGAAATTGTCGTGGAGGACAAAGACGGCAAAGAAATTCGTAGTGACCCGGCTTTAAAGGTGTTAAGGAATCCAAACAATTACTTAACACAATCTGAATTTATAAAGTTGATGACAAATACCTATTTACTCGAAGGTGAAGTTTTTCCTGTTTTAGATGGTGACCGGTTGCATTTAGCGACAAATGTCTATATGGAATTAGATGACCGATTAATCGAACACTTTAAAATTAACGGAACTGAAATACCGGGTTATATGATACGTCATATTAAAAATATCGGTACGAATCATTTACATGGTGTAGGTATTTTACATCTTGGTCGCAATACTTTAGATGGCGTTATGAATGCTGAAAAAGTCCTTACTGAAAAATACCGGAAGGGTGGTTTACTTGCTTACCTGTTAAAACTCGACGCACACATCAACCCGCAAAACTCGACGCAATCAAAGCTAATTAAAGCCATTCTCGACCAGTTGGAAGCAATCGACGAGTCGAGAACCGTTAAACTGATTCCGCTTGGAAAAGGGTATGAAATCGATACTCTACAAAGTTCGATTGATGATGAAAAAATATTGGCTTACTTAAATGTTTACAAGAAAGACCTTGGAAAGTTTTTGGGTATCAATGTAGATACTTACCAATCACTTTTAAAATCAGATATAGAAAGAGCCATGATGTATTTGCATAACAAAGCGGTAAAACCGATAATGCGGAATTTCGAAGAACATTTATCGGTTTTATTTTTTGGTCACAATTCGGACAAGCGTATTAAGTTCAAGATTAATATTCTTGATTTTGTTCCATATAGCACGAAGACAAACATCGGCTATAACATTGTTCGTACTGGAATCACGAGCCCGGACAATGTGGCGGAAATGCTCGGGTTTGAAAAACAAAACACACCTGAATCACAAGCTATTTATATATCTAATGACTTAAGCAAAATAGGCCAAAAGAATGCAACAGATGATTCTTTACCAACGGGAGGGGGTGAGAATCAAAATGAACAAGAAGGAAATTCGAACGCTTGACATTACGAATCTACAAACTCGAGATGACAATGAAACCCATACAATTAGCGGTTATGCCGCTGTTTTTAATTCGCCGACTATAATAGGAGATTGGTTTGAAGAGGTAATTTCTCCGGGTGCTTTTAGTAAAACTATATCTGAAAATGGCGATATAAGGGCATTGTTTAATCATGACTGGAACAATGTTCTTGGTCGTACAAAAGCTGGAACATTACGACTATCCGAAGATGATAGAGGTTTGAAGTTTGAAGTAGATTTACCCAATACGTCGGTTGCTCGTGACTTAGTGGAAAGTTTAAAACGTGGTGATATAAATCAATGCTCATTCGGGTTTATCCCTACTGTGGAAGAATGGGATTACTCAGTCGAACCAGCACACCGAATTATAAAAGAAGTTGATTTATTTGAAGTATCTGTCGTAAGTATTCCAGCTTATGAAGATACGGAAGTAAGTCTTGTAAGAAATAAAGAAATTATTAAGGAAGTTGAAAAACGTACCAAATTATTAAATCAAATTAAGGAGCTGTTGAAGGATGAATAAAAAACTATTACTTGCTTTACAAAAACGAAATAAAGAACGTCTTACCGAATTAAAAAATAAACTCGAAAAAGGTGAAGTACGTGCTGAAGATTTGGAAGCCGTACAAAAAGAAGTACAAGAGTTATCGGATCAATTACAAGAGATTGCGGATAAATTGGCAGAAATGAATGATACAAATACGGATGAAACAAGCACTGATGACACAAATACGGATGATACCAGCACTGATGATGAAAATCGAGATGATAATAAAGACGACGAGCAACGAGATGATGAAAGTAAAGATGATGAACAACGGTCATTGACACCTGAACAACGTGACGGGGTTTTAAAAGCAATATCATCCGGTCTTTCCACGCGTGGGCATAAGTCTGCTAAAAATAAGGAAAAAGAAATTCGTTCTGCATTTGCGAACTTCGTTGTCGGTCGTATTTCCGAAGCGGAAGCCCGTTCTCTTGGTATTGAAGCAGGTAACGGTTCGGTAGTTGTTCCGGAAGTTATTGCAAGTGAAATTATTAGCTATGCGCAAGAAGAAAACTTATTGCGAAAATATGGTACCGTACACCGAACAAATGGAAATGTTAAGTATCCTGTCCTTGTTAAAAAAGCCGAAGCAAATGTTAATAAGAAAGAGCGCGGTTCAGAAATCCCCGAAACTGGAATTGAATTTGATGAAATCCTACTTGAACCGGCTGAATTTGACGCCTTGGCAACCGTAACGAAGAAATTAATTCATATGTCCGGCGTCAACGTTGAAGAAATCGTTATTGAGGAATTGAAAAAGGCTTATGTACGCAAGGAAACAAACTATATGTTTAATGGAAACGACACCGGAAACGAAAATCCGGGTGCCCTTGCAAAGAAAGCAGTTGCTTTTTATGAAACAACCGGTGACAGCTTATATGATACTTTAGTCAAACTGAAAAACACACCGGCAACAGCAGTTGTGAAAAAATCCCGGTGGATTATTAACCGGGCGGCGTTAACAAAAATTGAAACAATGAAAACGGATGATGGGTTCCCGCTATTACGTCCGTTTACTCAAGCCGAGGGTGGAATCGGATATACTTTACTTGGTCACCCATTAGATTTTACGGATGAGGCAGATGGTGCGGACCCAACAAAACCGGTGTTCTACTTCGGAGATTTTTCAAGTTTCCACATTCAAGATGTAATTGGGGCAATGCAATTACAAAAGCTAGTTGAAAAATTTTCTGGCACAAACAAAATTGGCTATCAAATTTATAACTTGTTAGATGGTCAATTGATTTACAGCCCATTCGAACCGACTGTTTACCGCTATGAAGTCGGTGTAACTAAACCGGGTGCATAATTATGGACGAGTTAGTAAATAAACTAAAATCACATCTGCATTGGGAGGAAGGGATGGATGAGTCCCTCCTCCCTCTTTATTTGGAGAGAGCAAAAAAATATGTGAAAGCGGCAACTGGCGGGCAAGATGAATGGTTAATTATCATGGTTGCCGGCATTATGTACGAATATCGGGTGTCTGAAAAGGAACTCGAAGAAGCCTTAAATGCGTTAACTCCTTTCTTTATCCAGGAGGTGTTTGGGGATGCCGAGTCGACAGACGAACAAACTTAAATGGACAGCGGAGTTATTGAAACTTGGTGAATATGTGGACCCGGAAACGGACCGGGTAGTCATGGGATACCCGAAAGTTCGGGATATCCGTTATAACAACATAGGTGTTACCGCAACTGATAAGTTTACTTTTAAAGATTCCAACGAAATCATGAAAAAAATAGAAACTCGTATTGACAGGAATGTTGAGAACAATCAAAAAGAGTACCGAGTAAAAATTGGTGAACGAACTTACAACATAGAACGCATTTATGTCCGTGAAGAGGATAGAGTGATGGAGGTGTCATTGTCCTATGCCGATTAATTTTCAACAATTGAGAAGTATTATGAAATCTTCTGGAATTCCTGTTTATCGCGATGAGGCGCCTTCCACTGCTAATTATCCTTATATCATTTACGAATTCGTAAATGAACAGCATAAACGAGCGTCTAATAAGGTTTTATATGATATGCCCTTATATCAGATAGCTTTTATTACAAAAGGCGTAGAGAGTGAATTAAAGCCCTTAAAAGACGCGTTTAACAAAAATGGTATCTCTTATGAGCGATTTGAAGCCTACCCATATGATGAAAATGACGATACCGTTATTCAGTTTATCACTTATGTGAGGTGTATAAAATGAATAATAATAACGGTTTTTTAGAGGCACTCGAAGAAATTAACACGCTTTTAAAGCTCGATAAAAAAGTAGAATTGGACGTTTTAGAAGAAGCGGCAGAATACTTCGTCAAAGTACTAAAACCGCAAATACCGGTATCAAAACGCAATAAAAAACACATGCGTGACAGCTTGAAAGTCGTTGTCAAAAAGGATGTTGTTCAGGTCGTTTTTGACGGCGATATTTTTTATTGGCATTTAGTTGAGCATGGCCATAAAAAAGTAAATGGCGGTAAGGTTCGCGGTCGGCACTTTGTTCAAAACACTTGGGATAAATATGGCGACAAAGTTGCCGATATGATGGCTGAAAAGATTGTAAATAAAATGGGAGGTTGATTTTATGCCGAAACAACACAAGGAAATTCAATATTCTGTGGGAATCGAAGACTTATATATTTGTATGATGGATGAACCGGAAACAGCTGACACTGTGCCGGCATACGACAAAATTATTTATACTCAATCAAATATTAGTGATTTGACTATTTCTGCAACTACCACAAATTTTGTTAAGTGGGCAAGTAATAAAAAGATTATTAATATCACAAAAAACACTGCTTTTAGCCTTGCTTTTAATCTAGCAGGTCTGGACAGGGAAGTGCGCGATAAAATCTTCGGGAAAACACGAACCAAAGGAATTTCTTTTGAAACCGCCAAAGCACGAGAATATCCAAAGTTTGCAGTTGGTGTAGTATTTCCATTGTCTGATGGGACAAAACTAGCACGCTGGTATCCTCGTTGCACCGTAGCACCAGTGGAAGAATCATGGAAAACACAAAATGAAGAAATGACGGTTGATGATATTGCGTACACCATTACAGCTGACCCATTGTTATTTAATGACATTACAATGGTCGAATTTGATTCTGGAGCGGCAGACGCTTCCGGGGTCACCGTAGATAAATTCCTAGAACAAGTCGTTTGTGATGAATCACAAATCGCAACGTTATTTCCAACAACAGGTGGAACAACGGAGGGATAATAGATGGCTAAATTAAGCGACTTAGTAAATGTGAATATTAACCGGGATGTCATTAAGATTCAAGGTGTTGACATCCCGGTTATTTTTACGATGAAAAGTTTTCCGTATGTTGAGGAAGCATACGGAAAGCCATACCACATTTTTGAAAAAGACTTGAATCGAATGTTACAAAAAGGGAAAGTCACTATTGGAAAAAATGAAATCAAACTCATGAATGCATTGATTTACGCCATGGTAAGAAGTGGCGGTACGGAATGTACACCGTATGAACTCGAAAACTCCATTCCTATTTATGATTTACCTGAAATTTTTAATGTCGCTCTTCGTATTTTTGATAATCAAAATTTTCAAAAATCCGACATGGATAAAATTAAAACTGAAAAAAAAAGTTAATAAATAGTCAAGAGTCTCAATCATCGGAACTGGATTGGGACTTTTATTTTTATGTGGGTAACACACTTTTAGGTTGGGACATGGAAACATTCTGGAATGTCACACCCAACCACTTTTTAAAACAATTCGTTATGCATTTGAGATATACCAATCCGGACGCATTGAAAGAAGAAAAACAAGTCTATTACTTAGACCAAACGCCATTTTATAACAGGAAGTAGGTGAGGGAATGGCAGATAAAGAAAAAAATGTTGTCCTGAATTTTAAAATGGACGGACAGGTACAGTACGCAAAAACGCTACGTGAGATTAACGCAATCATGAATACAGCGGCTAAAGAGTATAAAAATCATGTTGCAGCTATGGGTGATGATGTAAAAGCGACGGATAAATTAGTTGCCGAAAAGAAAAAACTTGAAATACAAATGGAAGCAGCCCGAAAACGTACTGAATTGTTACGGGCGCAATATGAAGAAATGTCCAAGTCTACCAAAACGACAACGGGACAACTGACACAGATGTATTCAAAATTGCTAGATAGTGAACGTGCTGAAATGTCGTTACAAAAATCCCTTGACCGTGTAAATGAAGGTTTGTCAGAGCAAGCCATTGAAGCCGGACAAGCGAAAGAAACGCTAGACAGTTTAAAAAATGAAAGTGCATTACTTGAAGCCGAACAGAAAAAATTAATGTCCTCTTTTAAACTCCAAAAAGCCGAACTTGGCGATAATGCGACAGAAGCGCAAAAAATAGAACTTGCCCAAAAACAGTTGCGTGAACAAATGAGTTTGACTGAACGAGTGGTTAAAAACTTAGAAGAACAACTCGACGCGGCAAAAAAAGTCTATGGCGAAAACAGCCGGGAAGTTATGGAGTTAGAAACCAAATTAAATGGTGCAAAAACGACGTTAAAGAATTTTAGTAACTCCTTGGACAATATTGAGGACAGCGGGAAAAAAGCGGCTAGCGGCTTAGAATCCATTGAAAAAAAGCTAGATTTAAATAACCTTATGGAAGCAAGTGAACAACTACAAGGATTAACGGAAGGGTTACTTAATATTGGAAAAAATGCAATGGATAGCGCCATGCAGTTTGGCGACTCACAAACTTATTTACAAACAAATTTGGGTTTAACTGCTAAAGAAGCCGAAAAGTTAAACGGTGTGGTTGAGGAAGTTTTTAAATATGGGGTTGTTGAATCAGTTGATGAAGCGAGTCAAGCTGTCATGCTTGTCAAGCAATCATTTGGTGACCTAAATAATGCTGATTTAGCAAATCTAACAAATCAAATAACCACAATTGCTAAGCGTACCGGTACTGACGTACAAGAAAATGTTAATGCGGCTAGTAAACTAATGAATCAATTCGGTTTAACTGGCGAACAAGCAATGGATATTATCGCCTCAGGGTATCAAAAAGGGTTGAATAAATCAGGTGACTTTTTAGACACATTGAATGAATATAGTCCATTGTTTGCAGACGCGCAAATCAGCGCTGAACAAATGCTCTCTATCCTAGAAAATGGTATGGAAGCCGGTGCGATGAACACTGACAAAGTTGCTGACGCCGTCAAAGAATTACAAATTCGTTTTGGTGATGGGACGTTTGAGGAAAAACTTGATATGTTTTCGGATGGGACAGGTAAACTGTTTAAAGATTGGCAGAATGGAAAAGCAACCATGACTGATGTTATGAATTCAATTCAGAAAGACATTCAAAAGATGGATCCGACAGAACAACAAGCCGCATTATCGGCATTAGGTACACAATTTGAAGATTTAGGAATTATGGGCACTGTATCATTATTAGGAATAAGTGACTCAATAGAAGATGTAAACGGAAAAGCCGAAGAAATGTCTCAAAAAAGTCCGGGTGAAAAATGGGAATCATCTCTTAGAGAGTTGCAAACAGCATTGAAACCGATTGGTGAAAATTTAATCAGTGCATTGACTCCCGTCATTGATGGACTAGCAAAGTTAAGCGAGTGGTTTAGTAAATTGCCTGGACCAGTACAAACATTTATCACTGTTTTTGGCGGAATTATCGCAGTTGCCGGTGTATTGGCGCCGATAATTATAGGGGTAGTCACGGCATTTATGTCATTACAAAGTCTGTTACTACCCCTTATCGGTATTATTGCTGGGGTTGCCGCGGCAATTGCTGGAATCATTGTTGTTATCCAAAATTGGGGTGCTATTACCGATTGGCTAAGCGAAAAATGGGGTCAATTTAAAGATTGGATAGGTGGACTGTGGGAATCTATCAAAGAATTAGCAAGTAGTGTTTTCACCGCAATTGGTGACTTTTTCACTGGATGGGGACAATCAATTAGTGAGTTTTTCGCAAACACTTGGAACAGTATTAAAGAGACCTTTAATACGATAATTTCAACCATTGTAAACTTCGTAC